ATATGCCCGTTATAGTATTCGTCGGATTCTAATACTTGCCTTAAAAATTGCTCTTTTGCTTCTAGATATGATGTTTGAGATTTGCTCTCACAGTAATGTAAGATTTCTCTTTTGAAATTTTCTTTGCCTAATTTTTCTATATCTGCTGTGAGATTTGGAGATGAGCCGTAATATTCTTGCCAGTCGCTGTCTATTTTAGATTTAATTTTTTTACGTTTCTTATTGCCATTTTTTAATTTGACCATTTTATACGTGGTCTTACTAAACTTGGCTAATTTTTTACCAATATACTTTCGACCTGTGAGTATGTTAGTAATGATATACACAAAACCAACACAGTCTTCAGGAAGTTCGGTTACTTCAACGCCTTGATACTCCCAAGTCATTTATCGTTACGATTATTATTCTTAACTCTGTCAATGTCATTTTTAATACGTTGACGCTCGCGGTCAAGTAATTCAACTCTTCTAGTTAAAACTTTAACATGTTGTTCTAATCTAGATAATTGTTGTTGAATTTCTTTAATTTGTGTAGCGTCAACGTTGGACATTAAGCAGCCTTCTTAGCTTCTACTCTAGCGTTTTTCTCAGCAGTGATTTCGTTACGGCGAGCTTTTACTGCTTTCGCTAGTTCTGCTAGTGCCTTGCGAGCACGAGTACCTGCGGCATTGTTGCCCTTAACAAACTTGTCATCTTCTGATTTCCATGTTGCTAAACTATCTTCAATTAATTTAATTGTATCACTCATAAAATTTTCCTTTAGATTTGTTAATTGCGTAGTACTTAATCTTCTTTAGCTTGCACAGGACGTTCTTTTGGCTTCGCCTTTCTTGGAACACTTCCTTTTTCAGCGTAGATTTTTTTGTACTCTTTACGTTTCTCGTTTTGTATCTCTTGGATACCTTTCATCATGTCTCTGCAAACAGCGACAAATTCTTTTAGAGTTTTTCTATAAGTTATACCAGATTTCACTGTATTATTAGACATCCAGTCTTCTCTACAGTTATAGTATCTTACTATCAAATCTAAGAATTTTTCATGTTCTTTTTGTAGCATTTACGCTGGTTGCTCCACAACATCGGCATCATTTGAATAACTGGTAAAACCGTTCTCTTTAATTACTCTAAGTATGCTGTTTACCCTACTAGCTAATTCGTCTTTATGACTGATTAGATATATGTTTTTATCGCGTTCACGAGCCATTTTCTTTAGGATTCCTAGCCCAGCTTCTACGCCTGCGGCATCCATGCCTGCATCAATCAATTCGTCAATAAACAACAAATTAATGGGTTGATACAAGCTCTCCCAAACGTCTCTAAATGCCCAAGATAGACTTAAGATTAGTCTATTTCGTTCACCTCTACTGAGATTATCGAAGTCTAAGTCCTGTCCAAGTTGTGTAATTTCAACGTTTAAATCGTTCAAAAACTTAACTTGATGCGGCAATCCGCTCTTGGCTAGATAGTAACTTAGGCGTTTATTTAAGTAAGCCAAGTTTTGATCAATGATTTTCTTACGGATAAAGCTATCTTTATTGGTCAATAGTTTATGTAAGAAATCCATATGATCTTTAACACTTGTTAATTCATTTACAGTATCCCAAGTGATTTCTTGCAGAGCAGTATTTTTAAGTTCTTCAACTTGCTCAGTGTACGGATTAAGTTCAATACGCTTTGAACTTAACGCAGATTCTAATGCTTCTACGTTATTTTTATGATTATATGCTTCTTCAGCAGTGTCATAATATGTAATTGGACGGCCATTTAAATCGCCAATTTCGTTAATTTCTGTTAGAGCAAGCAGTAAGTCAGCATTAACTTTTTCCAAGTAAGTCATGGAATCTGTTAAGTTCTTTTCTGCTACCTTTCGCATTTCTTCATGCTTATGGTCATGTAATTCTTGCTCACATGCTGGGCATTTATTTTCATCTAAATGCTCTAACTCAGTAGTATATTTGTTAACTGCTTTGTCAGCTTGATGTACAGCAGTCTCTAAGGTTGCTTTTTGTTTTTGTGCAGCCTTGAGCTTTGCAGATTGTTCATCGTAATTCTTTACTTGAACATGTTTTGCAATTTCTCCCTCGATATCAACAGAGCGCAGTTCTCGGATCGCTTTTTCGTATCCTGCAATGTCTTGTTCTCGCTTGGTTTCCCAGGCTTTGCTCTTAGTAATGAGGCTATCGATTGATTGTTGTACTTTTTCATTGCTGGTCCTTATGTTATCAATTTTAAAAGTTTCTGCTTGAATTTGATCTTTAACATCTTTAACTTGAAGTTTAAGTAATTCTGCCTTTTCACTTAATAATGTGATACCAAGTAATTGCTCAATGACTTCTCTTTGGTCATTGGCTCTCATACTTAGGAAAGGTTCTGTATAAGTGTTCAATGCAACCAAGTGCTTGAACATTGTTTGACTCATACCTAGCAATGTTTCAATTGCTTTTTGTGTTTCACGACTGTCGCCTTGGGCGTCGTCATCTGTATTATCTTTGGATTTTTGTTCAACGTGATCTACATAAAACTTTAAAAAGTTAGGTTTTCGTCCACGTTCAATTTTATAATTGCGACCGTTAGTTTCAAACTCAACGGTTACTATCATATTTTTGCCGTTGGTCTTGTTTATTAAGTTTTCTTTCTTAATTTTAGTTAACGCTTCTCCATACAGGGCATAACTTAACGCATTGACAATGGTTGTCTTACCAGTGCCGTTGCGTGAGCCGCTGTCGTCTCCGCCTAAGTCTAAGTTTTCACCTAATACAAGTGTTAAATGGTTTTTGTCAAAATCTACAGCCTGGGTTTGATTACCCACGCTCATAAAATTCTTCACCGTTATTGTTTTTATTTTAAACATGAAGTCCGTTATAAATTGCTAAAAGAGTATTTGTGTTATATGTCCCAGTTTCTAATGCTACAATTTGTTCTGCTACGATTTGATCGACACTTTCAAATTTTGCATCAGTAGTATCTTCAATAAGACCTTCCAGATTATCTTTTTCAGTAATCAAGCTAAGTTCTCTGATATCAAACTCTTTCATGAAAGTTTCTTTAATAAAGTTAGCTTCCTCAAAAGTAATGTCAATATCTAAAGTCACACGCAAATACATCTTGCTCTTCATTATACTATCTTTCTCATCTAGAAGTCTACTGAGTTTGACAGTTCTGTACTTGGGGCAATCTGGCCAATCAATGTATTGGGGCTCTTTATCCCATTCTAAAATCATCATACCACGTGCATCATCCCAGCTGTCTGCATAATTGTGAGGGAAGGCATTACCAATGTAATGGATTTTATTTTGACTTTGGCGTTTATGGAAATGACCACTAAACACATAATCTTGATGCTTGAAGTGTGTAGCTTGAAGCTCACCGTGATCCGGCATTTGAACCATTGCGTTCATATAAAACAACGGAAGTTCAAAGTGACCAAAGATATATCTGCTTTTGATCTTTTCCATCCGTTTCCACTCGTCACCAACAAGCCAAGGAAGAATAGTTACGCCACCTTGGGTAAATTCCTCATTGACCATATTGATGTTAGGGAATAAACGTCCATACTCCAAGCTGTGCAGATCACGTTTGTCTTTATAATACTGATCGTGATTGCCTGTAATAATATGAACTACTTCAAAGGCATTGTTTAATTTTTCTAAAGCATTGACAGTGTAATTCATAGTACTAACGTCAGTAGTACTGCGATTATGATGCCAATCTCCTAAGAATATGCAAGTTTCTGCACCTTCTTTTTTTGCAGTTTCAATAAACCAATCAACAAAGGCCATACAGTCTTCGTTGTGTGTTTTACTGTTACTTTTCAAACCAAAATGTATGTCTGTGAAACATGCAACTTTCTTAAACAAATTGCTCATTAAACGTCCTCTTCAGTATCTTCTTCACTCTTTTGTTGGCGCATACCTTTGTACAAGGCTGCTTGACGTGCAGTTTCTTCTGCGTATTCTTGTTGATTCTGTCTTGTGAAACTTGGAGTTAATCCATTTTGTTCCAACATATCATCACGAATGTTTTGATTGCGTTTTTCAATGTTCAATACTCTAGTAAACGAGTTTGTAACTGCGGCAGTATAATAAGCAAACGGGTTTTCTGATTTGCTTTCGTCAAACTGTAATCCAATTTGACTTAGTTGAAGAATTGCTTGACCCTTCATCTCATCAACATACGTGTACCCACGCCAGTTGCTACGCTGTGCATATCTTTCAGCTAACATTAGATACATTTTACCAAGTTCTTCTGTAATCCTGCCATGCTCTTTACAGAACTCGCCGTTTTGTAAACTGCCTTTCCAATGGCTTTTTCCTACACATATCAGTACATCTTGTGCATCGAATGCCCAATGTTGATAGGGTGGAAAGTTACATCTTTCATGACTGTCTGCTACAGTTTTGACAGTTTTCTTACGTCCAGGAGCTAGTGGTATGTGCTCATGCGTCATTATTCTAAACACTACATCTTCTTTTGCAATCTTCTTATAGTCTACGATACAGTCAATTAACTTTACATCCTTAATTCCTGCCGCTTTCTTAGAAGCATACATTTGCTGTCCTAGGCGCTTTGCCCTGTTTTTCTTTGCTTGGGCAACGGTTCTAACGTTGATTTTATCTAAACTTGCTAGTATAAGGTCATAATCTTCATATTTTTTATCTATGAAAGAACCGTATGTATTTTTACTTCTATGGATCTGTAATAGTAGATCCCTATTATTCAAATATTTGTTTCTTTTTGTTACCGGTGCAGTCGTTGTTGTCATTATTATTATAGACTCCTATTGATTACATTATAAACTATGCACTTAATTTTGTCAAATAAATATGATGGGAGATTAAACAAAATGGGTGATATAGTTGATAGTTTAACAAATGGTCTTGCACAGTTCCAGGACACGTTTCCGCCTTCTGTATATGGTGGAAATTTGATCCAACAAGCTGCCAATGGCAGAATAACTGGCACAACCTTTAAGATTGGTTTTACTACTTTGGGTACAGAATCCAGTATTAAAAATCGGGTATATTTGTCCATACCTAGAAAATACTGGGCCACCGGAACAAAGTTGCAAATGTTAGGTGACGAAAGATTAGGTTGGGGAGGCATTTATTTTCCAGTGACTCCTTCTATTAAACAAGATGCAAAGGCTAATTGGGTTGCAACTAACCTTCAACATAATAATTATCAAGTTTACTCCTTCGCTAACGGTGATGTTGGAACCATAAGTGTATCTGGTCAATTCCCAGTGCAGTCCCAACAAGAAGCATATTATTATGTGGCAACATTGAATGCTCTAAGAGCAATTACAAAAATGCAAACTGGAAATGATAGCGTTCCAGGAGCACCGCCTCCAGTCTGTAGGTTCAACGCCTATGGAACAGACATTTATGAAAATGTTCCTGTGGTGCTTGGATCATACAGCATTGATCTTCCAGCAGACGTAGACTACACTACTGGATTTAGTTTTGAAGGAATTGAAAATAAAGTTCCAACAATGAGTACTATATCTTTAACATTGATTCCTGTATACAGCAGAGCAGAGATGTCAAGATTTGGTGTTGACGCTTTCCTTAATAGTCAATTACCAAGACGAGGTTATCTATGATAGATACACAATACTCAAATTATTCTCCATATAGAGATACAGAATTTAATGGATACTATTTAGA